AAAAAAAGTGTGATTGGATTCCCTTCTCTTCCCTAGATTAAGAAGTGATGTTGTGAACCTGTGAGAACTGAAATGAACCCCTATTTCCCTATTGTTCACAAGCATTGTTCTCACTATGTCCATCTGATCACTAGTAATTGCAGGCATCTTTCTGGATCTCATGTACCTTTCAATCACCATGTCTTCAGTGGACGCTGTTGTCTCTACAAGTATATAATCAATTATTTGTTTCAAAACTGGTTTGCGAAGTAAAGTGGTTCTGTTGAAGTTTCTAGTTTCACTTGACAGATGAGTGTAGAATCTTGTAGCCACTTTGAAATCCATATCTGTGAGTTGAACCCTTGGCCTCATGTCTTCGATTTCTGTGGGCATGACATAAGTGACAGGGAATTCAAAATTGCCTATTGATAACATGACAGTGAGTGATTCTTTATTTGTTTTAACACTCAGTTCTGTTGACGGTGATATGACTAAAAACCTGAATTTGTCTGTCTCATTTATGGTTTTTCTATACCCACTAGATCTCAGACTTGCAGATGAAGACGAACTGATATTGTACCATTTTCCCATTTCCACACTCTTAATTGAGTTGATTCCCCTAACTAGATTGCTTATCCAAACCTCATTCTTATTGTGAAAAGTAGACTCAGCAAGAGGTGTTGACCTAGTCACGTTGTCCTTAAAAACAAAAGTGTGCTCGTATGAAGTTGTTAACCTACCTCTGTCATTTGACATGATTGTCTTAATGAAATGTGTAGATGGGGATGATTTACAACTAACTTTCAGATACTGATGTTTTGGGTTTCTCATGAAGACATTCTTTTCTATGAAGTAATCATGTGCAAAAGTGAGTCGCCCTTTAATAAAACTATTTATTGTATCTCTGTCCATCGAAAATTTTACTTTTGCTGCAAGCCAATTCCTAATTGTATTAACAAAACTCCCCTTATTGTTACTTGATATTAATACCGTTTTCTCTGGAAGTCTGCTGTCACCTATCTCAAACATGTCCCTACTAGTTATGAGCCCTCTTGGTGTTGATATGCCCACTAAAGCAAGATTGTCCTCTTTCCCAGCAAGTACACTCATGGCAATGTGTTTCTCTCTGATTTCAGATAACCTCAACAGTTCCTGATACCACTTGGTGTATGCATACGGTTTTGACCTCTCTTCACTCATTTCAAGTGTTCCAGTTGTTATTAGTCCCATCTTTTCTGTAAATTTATTCTTAAGGATATCCAAACAGAGTTGCCTCATGTCATCGACGTTGTTGGGGATAATCATTTTGGTATCTCTTCTCACAAATTTATTGTATAGTGAAACTGCATTGTCAGCAAATACTATTGTGTCTAGTAGATTCACA